CGACATCAACGAATTTGTTAAAAGAGCGATAAAGTATTTGGTGGAAGGTATCATGGTTGCAATTGTTGCGTTTAGCATCCCAAAAAAACATTTGAATATTGAAGAAGTCGCCATCATTGGTCTAACTAGTGCGGCCACATTCGCACTACTTGATGTATTCTCTCCGTCTATCGGGGCTGCCACAAGATCGGGTGTTGGTATGTCCGTTGGTGCAGGAATCACTGGAGGAATCCCACTACGTTAATCTCTCACATTTAGAGTGAATATCATATAATTTTTTGATAAAAACTCAAAATTATATACTTGCGAAAAATTCCCAATTTAGAGAGTCACAAACCAATTTCCATATTTGGTCTTGTTCTCTCCTTTTCAAATCATCTTTTAGTTGAACTATAAACGGTATATATTGTTTCTGGTCTAATAGAACACATAACTGATACAAAGTATATGTATAGTTGAAAAAATTTGTCCTGTTTGGAGGACAGTGAATCGCCCACGGTTTTTGTATTTCAATGAATAAGACACATAATGTTTCATGAAGTTCTTCATTCATAATTGGCGGTTTTATCCCAAATATGGAATTGATATATTGAATATGTTCAAAATATTTATTATATCCTAGTTTTCGTAAAATATCTCTCATTTTGTCATATGTTAGTGTGCTTGTATCAGTTATTCTTTCTTTTATAATACGATTTCGAATAGCATCTATTACTTCTTCGGGTATTTGGGTCGTTTCTTTAGCTTGAAATTGTGATAAAATTTCCTTGAAATGATTTAGACGAATATATGCCGTATATGAAACTTCGTTTGGTGGTTCTTTATTTGTTGGTTTTGAACTATCTATGATGTACGATACAAAAATACCACAATTCTTATTATTACAAATTAAAATACCCTCTTCTTCGTGAGGAACTAATTCTCCTTTATTACAATTCCTACAAACATCATCATTCGAAACGAAATCATTTGAAATTGTTATTTCATCATTGACGTTCTTCCAATACGCATTATATTTATTTTTAGTATTTGAAAAACCCTGATTGGTTTCGTTGGATAATTTACTTTTACAATTGAAAAAATTAGTTAAAGCATTGATGTTTACTGTGCCACCACCCTCTGATATATCCTTCTTTTCCTCGAAGTAATTGAATATATGTTTCGAATTATCCATCAAGTATTTTTTCTTCAAAGAAGATAATTTCTTGATATTCTGTTGAAGTTCATGTATTTCATCTTTTAAATCCATAAAATCTTCAATTTTCCGTGTGACTGATAATTTTTTCTTTTTTTCGATAATTTTCAATTTCAATTCAGGTATTACGGTTGTTTTATTTCTATGAAAAGTATTCAATAATTCTTTATGCTTTTCATCAATAGTATTAGCCGTATGATTCATAAATACAATCAATTAGTATATCTCTATATCGTTCTATATATCATAGATATATCAATACATAATATATTATGACTCAGACAGTTTATACTGTTATGAACAAAAAGGTTTATACCGAAAAGAAATTATTTAGCAAAATGGTTTTTATAATGAATGCTTTAGAACAAGGTTGGAAAGTTAAGAAAATTAGAAATAAAGATAATAAATATATCTTTTATAAAAAAAATGACGATACAAAAGATGTGAAAAGTGAGTCATTTCTAGAGTTATTTGTAAATGATAATATGTCAGCAGAAAATCTGTTCACTTATTCTCGTTTATAAGTTATTATTTTTTCAACCTTAGCACATTTACACACTTGAAGATTTAATCTCTCACCTCTCGATGAGAAATTAACACTCGTTTATGATTACTTTCTTCTACATAAATAATTAGGACGCATAGTATGTTTTTTTTTTATACACCGACTACACTTACTTCTACGATTGACATATCTCACACTTTTTTTTCTCCGTCTTGTTCTCGATTTACCTCCTTTATTTGAATTTTGAGAATCTGATGACATCCTCAATTCTGATGAAGTAAAATCATACGTCGTTTCTGGTTTTGGTTTTATAGGGATCTGTTGAATGATTGGGTCAGTTTTTTTAGGCAATGGCATATTTTGTATAATATTTTCATATAACAATAATGCATTCTTTAGTTCTATGCGCTCTTGTATATCTGGATGAATCATTTTAGTGAATAATGTGTCGAGTTTTTTAACAATGTCGGGTTTCATTAATTTATAGACCTTATTTAGGACATAAAATAATGACATACCTAAACCGTACATATCAAAAGTGTTTATAGATTTGTTCAACATCAATGTATACGTAGAATCGTCATATTTCGCATTGTCTAAGAAGTCGTAAAAACCATTTTCAATGAAGTATTCAATTTGTGGATGCAAATCTTCATTTTCTATATATGTCATTAGTCCTGACATCGCATAATGATAGCTTTCTTTTATTTCGTCACGAAAGTAATGTTGAACTCGTTTGCCTGAAATATCTCCGTTTTTTTTTATTGTTAGGAATGTATTTTTATTGTAAAGAGCTGTTTCAGGAGGATAATTGAAATGAAATTTGGAATTATTATATCTACTCTCCACTGACTTTCTAATCATTTTGTCTTTGTATTGCATTAAACCGTAATCTATTATTTTCACACTATTTATGCTTTCGTCATACACTATATTATCGGGTTTTAAATCATGATGTACAATACCATTCTCCAAAAACAATATTAATCCATTAAATAATTCAATTGAATTTATCCAAAAATTGTTTATACGTTCTCTATTTTCAAACGTGTTTTCCATTGGTACTCTAAAATGTTGAGTTAGAGATGGACCACCATATTTCATTACCAATAATTTGTAATTATCATAATCGCCTAAAATTTTATTACCATCAGCACATTCAAGAACTGCTTTCTTGGTTTCCCAACTATCATCCGGTATACACGTATCCGGAGATAAATGGAATTTTTGTTCTTTGTCTATTTTTTGTATTTCTTTATAATTCATCATTTCATCATCAGCTTCATTATCGATCATTAGTTTTGATATGTTATTATTGTCGTATTCTATTTCATAATTTTTGCATTTAATGCTTGGTTTGAAAACACACCCAAATGAACCTTCTCCAATCTTTTTAGATTTTGGCATATATATAAGACAACAAAATGTTATTTCAAATTCAATCATAACGTATATATTTTTTGTCGTTAAAAATCGGCATTTTAAATGTGAAAATATGTAATAATATAAGTATAATTATATCTATGGATATCCATTACCACAAAAGAAGGATTATTAATTTAGGAGATTTTATTAACAAAAATAAAGACCAAGTTCAAGAACCATATTTCATAGATAATTTACAATTATACAATCCTATTTACGAAAAAATTTTTAAACTTGGTGACACTAATTATAATAGTATATCATTAAATCATAAATATCATATAAAAAATCCTACCGAGGTTTATGAAGTTGTTGACAATAAGATAGTTGATATATCAAGGAATATATTTGTCAAATTTTCACCTCTTTTAGACCCTGTCAAATATATGACTGGTAAATATGATATAAATGACCCAAAACTATTAGTTCTTCCATCTCTATCATCAAATGAGGAAAATTGTCATAAAAAAACACTATGCGTTCATAATGCATCATATGTTGACAATTTTTTCTATTATTTATCCAGTGTCCTTTTGAATAACCATAAGTTTATTCACGGTATGGATTATTATGGTTCTTTTTTAGGAATTCAAAAACAATTTAAGATGAATATAGCAGACGACCTCGAATATATTTCATCATCAGAATTTTTTGTCAAAAACATTGGTATTCTTTTTAGTGCTGACGACTTAGAAATTAATAATGAATTCAATAACACAAAGAAAAACAAATCAATATTGAATATCGATAATAATGACACTGATATTGATATTGATTTTATCGATTTATCTTCTACAATTTACGAACATGATTATAATATGAAACCGTGTTCTGTAACAGAGTGTGATATGAGTGAATTATGTTGTGAATATAATTGCGATATTTCAGATATTTTGAGTGAATCAAGCAATGAAAATAGTGAAACAAATTACTCCGAAAAAGACGACGAAATAGTAGATGAAGAAAAAGATGAAGAAGAAGATGATGAAGAATATGATGATGATGAATGTAAAGGTTCAGAATATACAGACAACAGCGGTAGTGAATATACAGACGATGAACTCGAAGACATATTCGCACATATCAAAAATTTTCCTACTCAAATGATTTGTCTAGAAAAGTGTGAAAACACACTAGACCAACTTCTGGAAGAAGAAATGTTAGATGACAAAAAAGGTTCTTCGATACTTTTTCAAGTTGTCATGACATTACTAGCATATCAAAAAGTTTTTAATTTTACACATAACGATCTACACACGAATAATATAATGTATATTACCACAAAACATAAGTTCTTGTGGTATAAATATAAAAATGTATGTTACAAGGTTCCTACTTATGGTAAAATTTTCAAAATAATTGACTTTGGTAGGAGTATTTATAACTTCAAGGGTGATGTATTCTGTAGTGATAGTTTCTTTCCTGATGGAGATGGTGATACACAATACAATTGTGAACCTTTTTATGACGAAACCAAAAAACGTATTGACCCTAACTTCAGTTTTGATTTATGTCGTTTAGGTTGCAGTATATATGACTATATTTTCGACGAAGACACCGACTTCTCCAAATTGTCTCAATTACAAATGACTGTTAAAAGATGGATAACAGATGATAATGATTACAATATATTATACAAAAAAAATGGTTCTGAAAGATATAAAGGGTTCAAATTGTATAAAATGATTTCTCGTACTGTTTCTAATCACACACCAGAAAAACAATTAAATTATCCA